TGGATACTGGAACGGACCCACCAACCCCTACTCCCAGGCCAACCTCGGAGGACAGGGCCAGACGTTCGACCCTGCCACCTTCTCGGGCCTCATTGCCGACGACTCCACCCACAACCAGAACTCTGGTGTGTCTGATGCCGGAACCTTTGTTCTCTCCGAGACCTCCCTCGACATGCACTGCTGGGGCTCCAACCCCGTCGTCACTGCCAAGCTCCAGCTTAACGGCCAGGACCGCTTCTCTGAGCGTGAGGGCTCCTACTTCTCGTGGGTGCAGCCGTACCAGTCGCACACCAGGTGCCCCGACGAGGGTATCAACGTGTACTCCTTTGCGCTCAGGCCCGAGGAACACCAACCGAGCGGCACGTGCAACTTCTCGCGCATTGACAATGCTACCCTGCAGCTTGTGCTCTCCAACGCCACCGTTGAGGGAACCAAGACTGCCAAGGTCCGCGTGTATGCCGTGAACTACAACGTTCTCCGCATTATGTCGGGCATGGGGGGATTAGCGTACTCAAATTAAGTAAACTGAAATATAATATTTCATTTAAAAAACAATATAAAGACTTTCATATTATATATTATACAATATGAATTACACACTTTCATATGACTACGACCCTGCTCTTAACTGTGGACTCATTAGGTTTAATGACAAACATATTTTAATAGACTTCCCAGATTTGTTTTCAATAATCAATTTTGACAAAAACTTTATTTATTATACTGATGATAAAGATTATCCATATTATTTAAGACATAACCAAAAAATAACGTATAAAGAATACATATTTAAATACGATGGACTTAACATTGAATTTATTTATAAAAACCAGAATAAATTTGATTTAAGGAGGGATAATGTGATTATTCACCACAAATATCATGCTAAAATAAAAGAAAAATGGAATATCCTCGATTATGAATTAGGTCATTATAACGAAAGTGGTAGAGACGCATACATTATGAAAAATCCTATTTGGAAAATTAAAGAAAACGAGAAAGATATTATTTTAATGTATTGTGAAAAGGATACAATTTGTAAACTTTGTCCTATTGGTTTACAAAAAATATTAGATTATGAAAAAACTAACAATAATGGGAATAAAATAACATGGTTTAAACTACACAACGGGTATATTATGGGTAATAATGATTTATATATCCATCAAGTAATTACAGGATGTTATGGTAATGGAAAAGGAACTAAAAATACCAGTGTCGACCATATTGACCAAGACCCGTTAAATAATACCTTTGCAAACTTGAGAATAGCAACAAGAAAAGAACAAGAGGAAAATTCAAAGGGTATTAAACAAGGAACAAAACGAGAAAGGAAATCAAATGCAAAAAGTTTGCCTGATGGTATTACACAAAATATGTTGAAAAAATATGTAGTATACTACCAAGAATGGTTAGATAAAGAACATACCAAAGAGCGTGAATATTTTAAAATAGAAAAACACCCCAAACTTGATAAACCCTGGATGACAACGAAATCAAATAAGGTGTCTATCAATGAAAAGTTACAGATTGCCAATAAAGTTGTAGATGATTTGGAGAATGATGTGTACCCACCAAATCAACCGTCTATATTACCAAAGTATGTATCGTTAATTGTTTTCAGAGAAAAACCACATTTAGTTTATGAAAAGAGAGTAGACGACAAACGATTAAATCTCAAAATGGTTTTACCAGATGATTATGATTTGGATGAACAATTGAATATACTGAATGATAAACTCAAAATAAAATATGAAGATATAAGTTTGTTTGAATGTGACAAACAAGAAGATGATAAGTAATATGTTTGCTTTAGAAGGTTCTAAAGCAAAAAAGTTGAGGAAGTGACAAACTACAACTTTTCCCACAATAAATTAATATAAACAGCTTACAATCATTTAAAAAGTATTACACATCAAAGTATAAATAAATGGCACAAACAACACCTACACCACATGTTGCGTTAATTTTCGGAGGAAATGGTTGGATTGGTAACAAGGTGTTCAATATTTTGAATGCTAATCCTGACGTTACCGTCTACAAGGCGAAGAGCAGGGCTGATGATGCTGACTCTGTAGCCAAAGAACTCGACTGTTACGGCAACGTCACTCATGTGATGAGTTTTATTGGTCGAACTCATGGAACATACGAAGGCGAGAAAATTACAACAATCGATTATCTTGAAAAACCCGGGAAGCTAGTTGAGAATATGAGAGACAATTTATTCGCTCCGTTGTTGCTTGCAAGTGTGTGTAAAGAGAGAAACATCCACTTCACGTACCTGGGAACCGGTTGCATATTTGATTACGACGACGAGCACAAATATGGAGATGTCACAACCGGGTTTACAGAGCAAGACCTCCCTAATTTTTTCGGGTCTTCCTATTCGACTGTGAAGGGATACACGGACCGCCTTATGCATTTGCTGAACAACGACACTACATTAAACGTCCGGATACGAATGCCGATAACGGACGAGATTATTGACCGCAATTTCATCACAAAAATCACCAATTACAAGAAGATATGCTCGATTCCGAATTCAATGACGGTCCTGAATGAGCTGCTGCCAGTGTTAATGAATATTGCGCTGGACAAAAAGACAGGAACCATTAATCTAACGAATCCTGGAGTGATAAGTCACAATGAAATTTTGGAAATGTACAAGGACATTGTCGACCCGTCATTCACGTGGGCTAATTTTACAATTGAGGAACAGAATTTAATCCTTGCATCTAAGAGGTCTAACAATTGCCTCGACACAACCATTCTCGAGTATGATTCTAATTACAAAGTGAAGAATATTAAGGAATCGGTGAGGGATGTTTTGACTCTAATGAAAGGGAACATATACCCTTGAATAAAAATACAAATCTACACCTAGAAGCGTTCAATAATCAGTAAACTAAATATTGATTATTGTAATAATGAGGAATTTACTGGTTACAGGGGGATGCGGGTTTATCGGGTCGAACTTCATTAATTTGTTTGCCAAATCGAACCTATCGTGCAATATAATCAATTTCGATGCAATGTATTACTGTGCGAATGAAATGAATGTCGCCGAGTCGGTTCGCGGTTCCGAAAGGTACAAGCTAATCAAGGGGAACCTGTGTTCATTTGATTTAGTTAGGCACGTTCTTCAAGCCTACAACATTGACACAGTAATTCATTTTGCAGCCCAGTCGCATGTGCAAAATTCATTCGAAGATTCACTACAATACACAAATGACAATGTTGTTGGAACACACACTCTACTCGAGTGTGCTAGGCGATATGGGAAAATCGAGAGGTTTGTTCATATTTCGACAGATGAGGTTTACGGTGAGTCAATGCTGGACGAAAACGAGGACAAGAAGAATGAAGAGTCGATATTGTGCCCGACGAATCCGTACGCTGCGTCAAAGGCGGCGGCCGAACTAATTGCAAAGTCATATTATCATTCTTTCAACATGCCTATTATAATAACGAGAGGCAACAATGTCTTTGGACCGAACCAGTATCCTGAGAAATTGATACCGCTGTTCATTGAATTGCTGCAGGCCAACAAACCAGTTACTATTCAGGGCGACGGCACAAATGTGCGCGCGTTTTTGCATGTGAATGATGTCTGTTCTGCGCTTTCTCTCGTTCTAGAAAACGGGAAGATAGGTGAGATTTACAACATTGGCAGTGACGAGAATGATGAATATACTGTTTCCCAAGTGGCGGAAATGTTGATACGCAAAATTCAATATCCTGGTACTGATAAGGATGCAGATATAAACAAGTGGATTACGTACATCAAAGACAGACCGTTCAACGACAAGAGATATTACATCAGCAATGATAAGGTCAAACAACTGGGATGGAAAATAAATACCAAGTTCGAAGATGGCATTGATGACCTAATAAAAAAATGAATGTGTTTGAAATAAAAGCAATTGTAGCACCAAACCATCAACAACAATCAACAACAACAACAAGTTACAACCGAAATGTCAGCAGAGTACCTTAACTACCTCGCCAATATTCAGACTGTCACGTTTCAAGTGAAGGTTGCGTATATGATTAATATGCGGGTATATAGGTTTCCTGTTACATATACGATTAGTGAGATGATTCACTACATCAAAGTGAGCGCATATGCGGATTTTGACATTGACAAAGAAGCGTTTCCTGATTTAGAGGTTGTCGAATCAGGGCAACCGAACAATGTTAACGGCCAGCACGCTGAGTTGGCGCCGGCACTAGAGCCATCTGGAATGACAATTGAAGAGAAGTACGGAGGACGATACAACCAAACAGCGTTCTATGTCAGAATGGTGCCTCGTCATTTAGTGAGGAGGGAATCTATTATAAATTGAAGAATCTTCACGTAATAGATAAAGTAAAGTAAAATAAGTAAAATAAGTAAAATAAATAGTTAAAAAATTAGACAAATATATAAAAATATGATTAAGGTTTCGATAATTGGTACAGGTCAAATAGGATTTGATTTGTTGTACAAATTATTAAAGTTGAATTTTGTAGAAATAGTAGCATTCGTTGGTCGTCGGATTACATCAACCAAAACATTACCTGACAATATATTATATAGTGGTAAAAGCATTGATTTTTTTATTACAAATCCAAGATGTTGTGATGTTGTGTTCGATTGTACTGATGCATTCTCTTCGAAACTAAACTATGTTGTTTTTTCACAACAGAACATACGGGTTATCGACCTGACACCGTCAAATATAGGTGAGTTTTACATTCCAAAAGTAACCACACTAAAAAATAGTTTGAATATGAATATCAACATGGTGACATGTGGTGGTCAAGTTTGTATACCCCTACTAAATTATTTGTGTAACAAACTACATAGTGTAGCATATGCTGAAATAATAACACAGATATCCTCTGATAGTGCTGGTATGGCCACACGAATAAACATTGATAAGTACATTGAAACTACTGAAAAGGCAATTTATCAAATTACAAGTGTAGATAACTGCAAAGTAATCTTAAACGTGAATCCTTCCAAGAATACAACTATGCAAACTACTATTTATCTAAGGGTTTCTTCAAATACAAAAAGAGACGTGGTTTTTGATGATTTAGATGATTTGATTACTTCTATTCAAGATTACATCCCTAATTATCATACAAACAAACCAGTTTGGATAACAGATGACATATTAATGATACACATAAACGTATTGGGAACGCAAGACTATATATCAAAATACTCAGGAAATCTCGACATTATTAACTGTGCTGCAATCTATGCTCTTAGAGAAGTGTACAAGAATATGAATGTGAATACGAATGTGAATACGAATGTGAATACGAATGTGAATGTGAATCTTACTGATAGTTTGCCTGCTGAATTATAACTGATGCTTTACAATAATATATTAAATAGAATTTTATATATTATCAAAAATAATGAAAGCAAGTGATATCGTAGCAGATTTTTTATTGAACCGGGGAATTAGTGTAGTTTATGGAATTATTGGTTCCGCAAATTCACACATATACGACTCTTTCGGTAAATACAATATAAGAATAATTAATGTCCACAACGAACAATCTGCTGTTATTGCAGCAGGGGCACACTTTAAGACGACGGGTAACCTTGCTATAGCACTAGTTACGGCCGGTGGAGGAGCATCAAACTCTGTCACGGGTGTATTGAGTTTGTGGGCCGATTCCACCTCAACAATTATATTATCTGGTCAAGAATCATCCAATTATATTTTAGAACATGCAGACCGTAGGATGTATGGCACTCAGGGGTTTGATTACGTGCAAATGGTATCCAAAATCACAAAGTATTCGAAAACTATAATGGACTCGTCTACGATACAAGATGAATTAGAAAAATCATATTCAATTGCGATGAACGGGCGCAAGGGGCCTGTAGTATTGGATATGCCGTTTAATATTCAGAGTCCTGATGTAACATTTCGAAAATGGTGCGATTATGTACCTGAAATTATAGATAATGGTGTATCAAACATTAGAGAGTTGATTGAGCACTCTCAGTGTCCTGTAATTTTAGCAGGAAATGGTGTCAAGTTATCAAAATCCGTAGATTTATTCAAGAAGACAATTGAAAATATTAAGATGCCGGTCTTATTGACATGGTCTGGAATCGACATTTTAGATGACAATCACCCCTTATACTTTGGAAGACCTGGAATTTATGGCCAACGTTCTGCAAACTTTATTTTACAGAAGTGCGATTTGATGATAGTTTTAGGAAGTAGATTGACGCTGCCACAGACGGGGTATGATTTTGCAGAGTTTGGTAGAAAAGCAAAAATCGTAATGGTAGACGTTGATACAACAGAGTTTAAAAAATTTGCCCATGTCTGTATCAATACCGATTGTATGTCATTTCTTACACAGATATCAAATATTACATACTCAAATCAAACATGGTTAGACGAGTGCATGAATTTGAAAAAACAATTCCCATTCATTGAGGATTCTCATAAGGACGACGTATTCCCCAACTCATATAGAATGATTGACCAAATTTCCAATCATTTGAAATCCGACCAGGTAATCGTAACTGATATGGGTACCGCATTATTGTCCGGACACCAAGCGATTCGTCTGCAACCCGGACAGACAATGTTTTCGTCGTATGGTTTGGGTGAAATGGGATATGGATTGCCCGCCGCATTAGGTGCAGCAGTATCTTCGCCGACGCGTGAAGTATTGTGTTTGAATTGCGATGGGAGTATGATGATGAATCTTCAAGAACTGCAGACCATTATTCAACACAAATTGAAAATAAAGATTGTAATATTTAACAACGATGGGTATCTAATGATTAAACATACACAGAAAATGTTATTCAATGGCACTTATAATGCAGTAGACTCGAGCAGTGGTATTGTTTTACCAGATTACATTCGAATTGCAGATGCGTTTGGTTATCTGAATTTCAGGATTAAAACCTGGTCCGAATTTGATGAATATTTTCCAGAATTTATGAAGTGTGACGGTCCCGCTATATGCGAAATTTTTATGCCGGCAGAACAAGATTTTATTCCGAAGGTAAAGGGTGTTGTAACCAATAGCAATAGTATTTTTGCACCACCAATTGAAGAAATGTCACCTCTTTTAGATTATACGACTATAAAGGATGTGATGGGATTAAATATTTCAAAGAAGTCTGACATTATTTCAAGGACTGTGCAACAACATAAATAAAATCCTCTTGCCCTGCAATTAGATTTAGCTTGTAGATTTCCTCAATGAGTTTTATATAAGATATATTATATTGAATAGCTGCTTTCACTATATGTTTTTCAAATCCGGACATCAATTTATATTTCGCAGTCAAAATATTAATTGGTTTGCATACCGGTATTGGTATGCTAAATTTTTCGCAGTGTTCCAAAACCATGTCCTTGTTTATCGATTGCTGTTCGTGCAAGAAGACCATAATCTCCAATGGAGTGTTTCCGGCGCCTGCACCAAACCCGCGAATCGTTACATCTATAATTGATGCACCTGCGTCGATAGCAGCCAATGAATTCGCCACAGCCATATGAAGGTTGTTGTGTCCATGAAACCCAATTGGTATGTCTAACATGGTTAGCCTGTGTATTCTCTCGTAGACATCTTTTGGCATGTAAGACCCAGACGAATCCATTATTATAATCGCCACTGCACCGTACGATTTAAGCTTAATTGCTTGTTCGTATAATATGTCGGTAGAGCATGTAGCAGTCATCATAAGAACACCGTATACAGTTTTACCCTTTTGAGACAAATATTCAATGTGCGTTTTACACAATGATGCTTCTGTACAGTGACTAGCGATTCGAAATATATCGACGCCTAATTCAATCGCTGTATCAATGTCGCGTTTGATTGTGGCTAATCCAGGAATAATATGAACCGATAGTTTCGTATTCTTTAAATGTTTTCTTGCAAGTTTAATCATTTCATAGTCAGTCAACAATGATTCACCAATTAATATTGATGAAGCTCCAAGGCCATTGCCGTGACCAACTTCGATTACTTCTATACCTGCTTCCTCTGCAAAAATACAATGTTGTTCTATCATTTCCCTCGTTAGTTGATGTGAAATCGCATGCGACCCGTCTCGTAAAGTTAAATCATGATACATACTATAATATTTAGATATTTATGTTTATTATTTATATTGTAAAATCGGATAATATAAAATAATATCTATTTGCCTTTTTCTTTATGTTTTTCTTTATGGTTTTCTTTATGTTTTTCTTTATGTTTATGTTTATTTGCCAAAAAACTCTTTCATCTTATCACAAACGTAATCAACGTCTTCGACAACCATCCCGTGGTGTGCTCCAAGTAGGAAACCTTCTGCCATAATCCTGTCTGCGTTCGGGAATGTCTCCAAGTACTCTCTGTATACTGGATGTCTCGTCACATTCCCCGCAAAGCACACTCTCGTCTGAATGTTGTTATGTTCTAAAAATGTGAGCAGCTCTAATCTGCGCGGTGTCGTGAACGGAATTGCCAACCAATCACTATTGTACGTATTTACAGGTAAAACTAGTTCCTTCACGTCGGCCAAATTAGTCAAATAACGCTCGAATACCGTGCGGCGTTTGGCTCGAATCTCTTCGATTCTTGACAATTGAACCAGTCCAAATGCAGCATTGAGTTCGGATGATTTCATATTGTATCCAACAGCTCCATACAGGAATTTATAATCATATGGGATACCATCAATGCTGAACTCAAACCGCGTTTTGATGTCCTCGGAGTTGTCTCCAATTCGCCCCCAATCACGGAACATTGTGGCGCGCTTCAATTGCCTTTCATCGTTAAACATCAACATTCCACCAGACCCGGCAGCCGTGATGAGATGACTTGAATAAAAGCTTGTTATTGCTACGTCTGTGCACGGAGTCAATGTAATCGTGTCCGCCGAATCTTCGAATAGAATAATGTGGCTTGGGACCCGCCTTCGAATCTCCGACCAATCTGGCTTAGACCCAATCAAGTTTGGCAGCATAATCACCTTTGTTTTGTCAGTTATTTTCTCACAGACCTGTTCGGGAGTCGGCACATATGTAGCGATTTGAACATCGCAAAACACTGGTTTGAGACCACATTGAATTATGGGAGCAACTGTCGTTGAGAATGTGCAAGCAGGCGTTATAATCTCGTCACCCGGCGACAAATTCAATGCATGAAGTCCGAGCAAAATTGCGGATGAACCACTGTTGACAAATAACCCGTGCTTCTTCCCGAACAATTCAGAAACCTCCTTCTCAAATTGAATAGATTTTGGCCCAAATCCAGCTAACCATCCATCGTTTAAACAATCAACAACAGCCTTGATTTCTGCATCCCCATAGGCCTCCTTTTGATTTGGTGCATACCATACCTTTTTTCGCGGTTGTTCATTTTGCTCCATGGTTTATATATTAGCAATAAATTACTTTATATATTTATTTCGAAGAATAAATATAAATACAACAACTGTTTACAATTATTGAAATGACAAAAATAACAACAATTTTAATACTTGTTAACGGTAGTTTTACATATGCAATTGGTGGAGCTACGTGCTCATTTGAATTAGCTAAAATACTGAATTTATTTTGCGAAGATGTACGAATATTCAGTACGAACCAAGACCAAAATCATATTTATAACAACACCTTTAACTATGAAACAGGATATAACTCTGACTATGACAGAGAGACAACTGTTGTTATTTATGGCGAACGAGTCACTGGTAATCCAGTCAATGCAAAACACGTGATTCGCTGGATATTAGCACCAATAGGAGTAAATATATCTTTTGATATTATACAATCTTGGCAACCCACTGACTTGGTGTATTATTTCAATAGCGAGTACAAATTTTACGAAGAGGGTAACGTTCACAAATGCGGGAGTATTTATAAACTATTGTCATCTATTCACTTTAATCCAAACCTAATCAATTTGAATTCACAAAGACATGGTTTTTGTCACACGTTTAAAAAATGCCACATTCATCCGTCCATCAATTATATACATCCAGATGATTCCTATCAAATTCTAGATTTTGGGGTTGAGCAGGATACTCTCATCGAAATATTCAATAACCACAAGTTTTTTATTTCGTATGACCCATTGACATTTTTAAGTGTAATGGCTGCGGCGTGTGGGTGTATATCAATCGTCTACAAAGTTGAAGGAAAATCAAAAGAAGAATGGTTACAATCAACTACACTTGTCGAGTACTTTAAAACGCAAGAAGTGAAAGAGTTGTATGGCGTTGCATATGGCGTAGAAGAAATTGAATATGCTGTAAATACAATGCATCTAGTGAGAAAGCAGTGGAATGATATCGAAGAATACTGCATTCGACATACAGCGATTCCATTCATAAAAGATATGGAGAATATCGAGTCATTAGAAAATACAGTTTACAATAATTTTATGATTTGAGATGTAATAATGCCTAATCAAAAGTTGTTTTGAATCGTGTTCAAATTCGATTCAAAATCTTGAATATCTTTTATAAATGGTACAACTGTTTGTTGTTTTGAATGCTCAAAAATGTTGTTCCATTGTTGTTTCACCAAATGGAGGGTTTCGACTGCATACGGAAGTTCTTCAATACCATATGCTATGCCATACAAATCGTATTTCCCAATATGTTTAAAATACTCGTAGCATATTGTTTTTTTCAACCACTCTTCTTTACTAACACCTTTGATTTTGTAGACAATTGTTGGACAGCCACATAGGGCCGAGATTACATACAGAAATGAGATTGCATCATAACAAATAAACAATCTGTGTTTATTAAAGAAATCTATGCACTCTTTTTGCGAGTGGTCTCTCGTTATTTCAAAAGCGGTATTCTTGTGCAGGTATTTTACTGATTTGTGTATTTGGTTCATTTTTCGAGTAGTATAACAACAACCCGCCCTCTGCCCGACTTTGTAGTCGAATGCATCTGGATTGATATATATTATATTCATCAACTTGTATATAGTTCCTATTTTTTCAGGGTTGTTATACAGTTTTAACTCGGAATTGAAGTAATAAACCAACTCGTTTTTATCCCAGGTATCCAAGTACGACACAGGAACATTCTGACCCAATTCACTCAGCATCCACCGAACAACATTCTTGGCATTGAGCGGATTTCCTTGTGTTCCCTCACAATAAATAACAATGCAATTGTCATCAATTTGAAAATCGTTATCGTCATCGTAGTATTTAGTAAATAGGGGATTGTCGCGCCGAATACCACTGGAGGGGTATATTCTTACTTGCTGGTTCATTTCATCTAATGTTTTCGCTAACAAATATTGTACTACCGTTCCACCATCGAGCCAAGTGAATTCATACATGTGAGTGTAAATAATGATATTTTTGTTTGTCATATATTAAATAAAACTATAAAATTAATATAAAAATAACAAGTTGAGTATGATAATAAATGAGAATACTCGTAACTGGTGGAAACGGGTTTGTTGGCATCAACATTGTAAATGAAATCCTAAATAATACGGATTGGGAGATTGTTTGTTATGTCAATAAAAATGCAGAACGTATACCATCTCATGTAAAACAAATAACTTCATTAGCAGAACTAACATCTGACATAATTTTCGATGTTATAATACACGCTGGAGGGAATCCGTCTTCCAAATCGTGTATATTAAATCCGGTGGACGCGTTTCAAAGTAATATTGCATTCACATTTGAAATTTTAGAATTCGCAAGGGCTACAAATATAAGAAAACTTATATTTTTCAGTAGTTGTGAAGTGTATGGGTTTGCAAGTGATACGTCGTGTGAGACTGATATGTTACGGTCTTACAACATGTATGGAGCTTCAAAGGTTGCGTGTGAGCATATGTGCTCTGCTTATTTTCATACATACGGGATTTCCACTGTTGCGATTCGATTATTAAATACTTACGGTCCATATTGTCAAGAAGAACGATTCCCGTCAATCATACAAAAAAAATTCGAAACTGAGCAAATACCCCATTTTATCTTGACCAACAAAACATCCAAAAGGTGGTTGGACATACGCGAAATGGCGAGACGTACTATTTTTATTATTAAAAATATGCCGATTGGATTTGAAAATTTTAATTTCGTGGGAGATGAGAATTTAAACCTAGCAGAGTTTATTAAAAAGTTGTCTAATAATCGTGAATTTACTTATGAATATATCGAAACACCACAAATCTCCGGGTATCATCACGAAGGAAATGCAGACGGTTCAAAATACAAATTATTCGAAACCACACAATTAGGTATAAACTAAATTAATTGCAACAGAACATTGTGATTCGTGTTTGTAGACCCTATCAGTGTCGCCCGTTACTTTATCAATAAATTTGTACCCCATAGCAAAAAGTAGTTCTTCGATTTGACCCAGATTTGAATCGTACCTTTCTTTCCACGGAGCAAAGTCTTCTATAACAATTACAGGTTTACACTTGACAATAGTATCAATTGCTCCTAGTATTGCGAATTTTTCAAACCCTTCTATATCCAAATGAATCAAATCACATATACTCAAATTTAAATCGTCTATTTTAAAGTTTGGTGTTTCAGAACCCTCCTGGTTTAGAATTACATGAGACCCGCCATGACCCTCACCCTGACTATAGTACGTATTATTCAACTTTACACATTTATGTTCATTACCTAAACACGCTTGATATTTAAACACGTTTGGGGTTGTAACATTCAAATTCAAACAGTAAAACGACACTGGGTCAGGTTCAAATGTATATACTTTCTCAAACATTTCTGCATACTGTTTGACATAAAACCCCGCGTTTCCACCGGCTTGAACAATAACTCTCTTCTGAACTGCATAACTAGAAACAACTGAAGGTATATTCGGAAAAATATTCATTAGATGATAACAAGTGCTATCAGTATGGGCATAATCACTTGTTATCGGTTGACTTCCATCATTTATGGGCCAATAATACCCCTTGTGTAAAACAACCTTATCTTTCATTTCCATTTTCAATAAAAAAATATATTTTTTTTAGTTTATAAACGCTACTTATCTATTCGATTCATCACTTCATCCATGCGTTGCTTGCAGTTATCACATTGTGGCGGAGTTTGTACCACTCTTGTTCCTCTTCCTCTCCTTCTTCATCTCCTTCTCCTTCTTCCTCTCCTTCTTCCTCTTCAGACACCTTATAACACCCGTCCTCCCAAACCACCTTGTTGCTATTGAACAACAGGTTCATGTTAATTATTTCTGGCTTGTCAGTCTCAGACGTGAACAACTTCAAAATCTGTTGATTATCCCTAAAGCGCAATGTGTAAGTCTGTTGAATGTTATTTCTGCCAACTCGCCCCATTGCCTGTATTAACTTTTCTTGCGTCAACTTCAAATCCTTGCTCAAGTATCCGTGACAAAACTGATAGTTGGTTCCATAAATATAGTCACTCGACGCAATTATCATGTACAACTTCTGCTCGTCTGCAAGCTGTTTCATTATCTCTGTGTACTTGATGTTTTCGTGGTTTATGAAAACACCAATTCCCATCATGAGCAGGACTTTCCACGAGTCTTCAATTCCGTTGAGAAGCATTATTTCACTGACGATATCGTCCTCAATGTTGCTTGTAAACGATGACGATGTGTCGAGACCACTAGCCCATTTGTCCAGGTGGTGTTTCTTGTTCGGCACAAAGGTGTCATTCAAAGTTGCATGTTTCAGCATTGTTCTTACTGCATTAACTTCAGCGGTTATCTTTGCAATGTCACCCTTGCACGAGCTGTCTTCCGACGATTCACGGTTCAACTTCTTGAAGTCCTTGGTCGACTTGTTTCGCCCTTGGACTTTCACCCCAGCATGACTACTAGAAACACTATTTTGCATGCTTTTTTCTGCCTGTTCCTTGATGAACTCCAAGTTATTCTCAAGTCCGCTCAACTTCTCATTCAGGACATTGTTGAATTCAATCTTCTTCATCAAGTCGTCCATTACCAATGCTGGGATGTTAGCCTGTTGGATACAAAACTTGGCAATCTTTTCAATTTCATCTGTGATGAAGATGGTTGGTCCATCAGTCAGCGTGTTCGAATCTTTAGTCGTCACATACACACCTGCGACCCCTGCTGCTGTTGCTCCTGCTCCTGGTGCTCCTGCTCCTGCTGCTGCAGGAACGACACCGTTGACCTTGTTCCCCTTGGTGTCTATTTTGTCATTCGGTGCGATTCTCGGTTTTCTTGATGATGCAAACGACGCATATATCTTGTCCCATACATCAGGATTAATATTTTGCAGAAGCTTCACATAGTAAATTTTTATGTTTTTCATATTGATGTCATCGAGCGTCTCGAAATGTCGCTCGAACCGCATCTTATTGTTGGTGTAATTCATTGCATTGACGTGGTCGATGAAGTCAACTACACCCTGCAAATCAAGGTATCGCAGGATTGTCAAATAGTCATTGCAGTGGTCGGCGATTTTCACAATCTCGTCGTATTTGTCACTTAGGTAATGTGGCAGCACAACAAATCCGTCGGGGTTCACAATTGGAATTGACTTTTTACAGTCGTGGCTGACGATGCTGAACACCTCGGCCCCCTTGAACTTGTCCTTGAAATCCGGGATAGTCAGCTCAAGCTCGTTGAACTTTGGCAGCGTCGCAGATGACAATACCATGTTCGGAATCAAATTCTCCCTCCAGTTCTTTTTTATGATTTCATGGAACTCGTGCTCCGGATAATCCATTGTGATTGTGGGCTCATCCCAGTACGTAATAAGGCGCTCATCACTGTTGAACGACTTCATGTAGTACATTGCCGGCAAATACGACTTGATGTCGCAAATCATTATCTCCACATCATCTCCAACACTATTGTCTACCTTCCCGATACCACCCGTCTTTCTGTTCTTGCTGTATTCTTTCGCTGCGAAGAAGTGCAGGCGAATGTCAGTTGCACTCGCACATCCAAATGCAAATGCAATCTTCTTCTTGGCAGATATCGCCGCCTTAGCCAACGCGACCCCGACGTGTCTGGCAGCACACACGAATATTACTCTGTGGGTCTCGGACAGACCAATCGGTGTGAGCGTCTTCCCGGTACCCGTAGGGGCCATGTACAATACCAGTTTGGGGTTGGGAGATTTGCATACGGTGAATATCTCCTTTTGGTGTTCATACAAAACCATGTCGCTGTATTTCATGAGGCTCACATTCTTCTCAATAAACTCAACCGCGTTTCGGATGACGACCGACGTTTCGATTTCGCCACTAAATTTGTCTAGAACTTTATTGCACAAGTCTACCACGTGCCTGTTCAACCCGCTAATGGTATTACGAATCAATTTGTAGAGTGTGAAATAGTGGAATGTAAACAGTTTCGTTTTCACGTCATCGAATCTATAAGTGACAATTTTTTCAACATGACCGATGAGAACAAATTCATAAATATCCTGTTTCTTGAGAGCAGCATCATCGTTCCTCTCCAGACGAATTTTATCAGCCCCTTTTATTTGTATATTAGAATCAACCGATATGCATTTATAATCACCACCACTGCTGCCAGTGCCACTGCCACTACCACTACCACTGCCACTACTAGTATTCTTCTTTATAATTTTCTCGATTTTATCAACTCTCTCCTGGAAGTATTTAATGTATAAGTAATCCTCCATTTTGAGGGTATGTTCAATTTTTAGGAACGCGATTAGCGAACTATTATTATTCAGTCGGATGTTGACATTGTGGAATCCGCTGATTATCAGACTCAACACATCCTGTTCATCAGATGATACTGGAATCTCGATAGACTCCCACTCCGACTTGTTCAGCTTGCGCTGTTTGAGGTCCATGTTTGGTTAGTTTGATTGGTTAACTTTTGTTAATTGCTGTTAGGTTGTTGTTAGTAAAGTTCATAAAAATAGAGAAAGTTAATCATTTTTTTATTAAATCGAACTATTATTATTTAAAAGAAACAGTCGATGTTCTACAAAAATGAGCGGAGTCAATAAAATCGCGTGTTTTATACACAGCACGAATTTGAATATAACTCGAACAGAAATACTTGATAAACTTGTAGGGTTCCTCAAAGACAATAATATATTTGCCAAGCTTGATTTCGTCTTCATCAACAATATCGGTGATGCATTGGACGAGGCGAAGTACAGGCAGATAAGCGACAAAATACAAGTCGTTAATTACTCGAGGGATACGAACCTCTTTGAAAACTGTACTATCAAGCAGCTGATTGCGTTTTCCAAGCTACACCCCGACTACAAGGTATTGTACTTGCATACGAAAGGAGTGTCTTACACAAAAAACCATTATTTTTACCCAGGAATTATCTCGTGGATTGATTTCGTAATGTATTCGCTTGTGAGTCATTTTGACAACTGCGTGAAATTGTTGGACAACTACGATGCTGTCGGATGCAATTTCAGAGAGAAGGAGGTTAACCCAAAACACTACAGTGGAAATTTCTGGTGGGCAAAGACGTCCTACTTGCAAGGGTTGCCTAGTTGTGATTTCAACGATAAGTACGACGCCGAGTTTCTGATTTTGTCGAAGAATCCGAGGTATTTCAATGTTTACACGCTGAAGCACATGTATCAGAACGCATATCCTTTGCTTTTTTACAAGGATGGCGTCGATTTCAGTTTTGAAAACGAGTTTAATAAAATACATGTTCAACATTGTTTGATAGGATGTCGTGGAAGTGGATTATGCAATCAATTGTCGTCGCTTATTACTTGTATTTACAAGTGCATGAAACTTACTGGTAGGAAAATAATTATGGTACATCGATTTTTAACAGATTATAATAGTGAAGACTATTGCCCCTCTAGTGAAATATTCGATTTTGACTACATGAATAATTATCTGAAACCACACAATATCAGATTAATTGATGTTGCCAATATGAAGTTGAATATCAAGTCGGTTCTCTATGGTAAAAAACAGAGGAATGTTTTCGAAATAAAGAACGCGATTGTTGAAAGCTGTCTGAAAAACAGTGTTCTAGAGATACCATCGTTCTTCAAATTAAATGATATAATGGGAGACCCTATGCCGAATGTATTGAAGGATGTCTATATAGAGTACACGTTGGGTGATTGCGAGGATTGTGTATTTTCCAAGAAATACGTTGAAAATGAGCCGATTGTTATAGACCATGTAAATCATAATAGCGATTTTCACAGCAAGAACACTAGTTTCGATGAAAGAGCAGAGGACAGTAACCTAATTGACGAGATAATTCTAAATATTAAGTTTAGTCGCAAACTGGTTGAATATTCAGGAGAACTTATAAAGACGCTGGCTCTTCCGAAAGACTTGGTAATAAACATTATTCATCTAAGAAACGAAGACGACGCGATACCGTTCTGGGGAGGTATCAACAAAATTAATAATTACAAGCAAGTATTAGAGGATAAATATATCAGCTTGATTCATAAATATATACAGCCAAACAGCTACAATATTATTTTGTCAATGAATACGAATAACAGAGTTGTTGATTTCCTGAAAGAGAACAATTATACTCATATTTTCACTGATAAGAATAGTATAAAGGGTAGGGAATTGAATGCAATCGTTGACATGCTACTTGCAATGAATTGTAATGGTACATTTATTGGTAATTTGAATCCTGAAAATCACCACGGTTCATCATTTAGCGACGTGTTATACACTATTTACAAGAACAAGTTCAAGCATGTGAAGAATGTTCTTATTGATGTAGACAAGATATTTAATGACGAGATTATCTGCTGATACCACGACATTGTAATTATAATGTCTCGTTTATAATATAAATATAAATAACTTATTTATATTATGTCGAAAAACGTGTGTTTTATTCATAGCACAAATGTTGCCGAATGTGGGACTGTTATATTAGATTATTTACTCGAATACCTGAATTCTAGAGGTGTTATCGACAAATTCGATTTTTTGCTGATTAATAATATAGGCATTGAATTAGATGAAAATAAATACACTCGCATAAACAAGAGAATCGTGGTTGTCAATTTCTCAGACGATATTAGTTTATTTGAGTGTTGTACTATTAAGCAGATGATTACATTCTCAATTCTCAATCCTACTTGTAATATACTTTATTTGCACACAAAAGGGGTTAGTCACATCAATAATGCCAGCCTCTATCCGATTATAAAATCGTGGACAGATTACATGTTATATTCGTTGGTTGACAAATTTGATGATTGTGTAAAAGTCCTTGATGATTATGAGACTGTAGGATGCAATTTTCAACATCTAACCTATCTTCACGATGGCGGAGAACCACCGCATTACAGTGGAAATTTTTGGTGGGCTCGCGCATCATACCTAAAAAAACTAAATTTAACGGACTTCAAAACGAAACATGATGCTGAATTAAAAATATTTTCTAAAAAACCGAATTATTTCAATATCTATAATTTAACAAATATGTATGGGACTATCCATGAATTGCATGAGTACAAATATAACGTAGATTCTGTATTTGAATTTTACAATCGTGACAATCGTATATCTTTTTGTATGTTCGATGGCGAGAATCAGGATTTGTCGAGTATATTAAGTAATCTTATTTCTTGTATTTACAAGTGTATGAAACGAGAAGTGAACACTACACAATTTATTATATGTAATTCCGTAAAAACAACAGATTCTTTTGTATTTGATTCTTTTATCAATCTGAAAAATGTAAATGATTATTTGAAAAAATACAAGATACTGATTATCGCAAAGCAACACTTACACATGAACATATCGTCAATACTTTACGGTAAACATGATGTTAATGTAATTGAAGTCAAGGATTCGGTATTCAGCAATTTTTTCAGCAACAACACCATACATATGTCAAGCTCATATGTATTGAACGAATTGTGCGGTGACCCTGTTCCGGGTGTCAGAAAGTTTCTATATATAAAGTATTCATTTACGATTGATGAAAACAATGACGACAAACCGATTGAACTTGTAGACGTATACGCGGAGGAGGAGCTTGTACACATAGATTATTCGTCTGTGGAGCGAACGCGTTTACAAAACAGAATGACTGAATCGTCGCAAGACACTGCCTTAGTAGACCTGTTGTCGAAGATGATGTATTTTCCTGCCGCCGGCGTTTAGACCATGTAATCAATCAATATTGCTCGAATATTCGAGCAGCTGCACGTTCAAAACCTTGTTGGGTTTGTATTTGATAATGTCTAGTT